TTTGTACACCACGTATAGATCCTATTAAATTTTTAACATCTGCTATTACAATAGGTTGATTAATTTGTCTTGAATCATTACTAAAATATTCTCTTAAATTAGTAATACATTCTAATAATACACTATTATTATTATAATTTTTAAATGTTGTAATTTCAAATTCAATTGCAAAATTTATTATAAAAGCATTTTTAATATTAATTGCATCTGTTAATGTTCTATGTTGTTCTAAATATGTAAGTAAATTTGTCTTAGTAGCTTTATTTATTGTTGTAAATGAACCTTTTTGGTTATATCCTAAAACATATAAATTTATAGCTAATGGGTTTGGAATTCTATTTGGTTGTGTAGTTAGAGGGGATATTTGATCATCTTGAGTAATGTAAGCTTTAGCTATACTTCCTAAACGAGAAGGCATTAAAAGAGTTCTAACAATATAATCTTCTTTTGTTACTGTTCTTCCTTGAGTAGAAAAGTTAGCCATAACATTTAATCTTATGTCTTCTATAGAATCCCCACTACCTCCTCCTCTTGCTGCTTCCACATTAGTAGAAGTAATAGATGATCTAATAAAATTAGCCATTCCAACTTGTAAATTAGGTTTAGAAACAATTGTAAGTTCACCTACATCAGTAATAGTATTACTATTTACATTTGCTTTTAAACCTCCTCCTACTAAATAATCTACTGTTATAGTTACATTTTGTGGTGCTTGACCATAAGTTTTTGTGTATAAAAAGTTTGATGGATCATAAGTTTTATCTAACTTTGATAAACCATCTTTTATTCCTAATCCTACATTATCTGGATTAGGTATAATTTCTTCATCAGATTGAGCACTTGTTCCTGCCCCAAATTGAATTTCTAAAGTATTGTCTGTTTTTATTCTACTTATAAATCTTTTAGGAACTTCTTTTAATTTAAGTAAATAAGGAGTTTCATGATTATATTGATGTAATTCAGGGTCGTTAGCTGCATTATTATTAACTTCTTGATATACTGTATCTTGTGCTAAATAAGGTACTTCTGTCCAAGTATTACCATTTGAATCTGTAACTCTTTCTACAGATATAATATTTGTATCAAATAAGCTAATAGTTTTAAATCGTTGAGCTGTTCCTATTGAAAATTCTTGACTTTTTACGTTAGCAGATATAGCTTGTGCTTGTTTTCTTAATATATAATATTCTGGTTTAGCATCACTGTCATACTGATATATACTTGCTGTAACAGGAGATAAAGAAGAAGAATATGTAAAATCACAATCATCTGTTAAATAAAAAGAAGGACCTTCAGTAGAAATAAAAGTAGAACTTTGTTTTATATTTAAAGCATAATCATAATCAGGAACTCTTGCACCTTCTTCATCTACTTTAGCAGGAACTAATTGAGTTATATCTAAAGCAACAGCTGCAGCTGATGTAACTCTAGGTTTATAACCCATAGCATAAGCCATATTATATAAATTATTTTGATTTTGTGCTAATAAAAGAAAAGACTCTTGAAATTGAGTATCAGTATAAAAGGAAAGAACATCTCCTACATAAGCAGCCATTTCTAAAAACATCATTCCAGGATTTCCTTCACTAAAATCATTAAAATTGTCAGGAAAATAAGTTCGTGTAAATTCTAATAAATTTTGTTTAAATGTAGCAAAATCCTTATTTAGATAATTAATATCTCTAGGTTGAAATTGTGTTAATAATTTATTATAAGCCATTATTATGAAAAGTTTAATTTTATACTATCTAAAGATCCATCTAACAAAACTCTATATACTATAGTTATAAATATAGTATGTTCATCT